TTCGCGCGTGGCTTGGAATTGAGGCGAAGGAAAGCAGCAGGGTCGTTTTTAGTGACGTGTCCGCTCCACAAGTCCAGTCCGCCCATCGCACCGACCTGATTCGACTTGATGACAGAAGCAATGGCCGGATGAGAGTAAAAAGCCGTCGAACCGTTGTAAGCGGGGAATTCCAGGCCATCACCCACGAAAGTCTCAGTGCCGCCGATGACGCTGCTCCGATAATCCGGGCTGATACGCACCCTGTGCCCGCTGATGCGGGTTTGGAAAGTGCCGGTCAGCAGATTCGACTTGCCCTCACCGTCCAAATAGACGGTCTGGTTATGAGCCGAATCCCACATTTGCAATGCGGTCGAGTTGAGCTTCATGCCGGTGTTCTCGGCCTCGGAGCTTTGGAAGACGGCGCCGGTGAACACGTAGCCTCGGAACTGGCCCGCCGCGATTCTGTCGGACGTGATGGTGCCAGCCGCGATCTTGACGGCCGTCACGGAATTCGCCGCGAGCTTGTCGGCGGTAATCGCACCAGTCACAATCTTGGACGCATTGACCGAATTCGCAGCCAGCTTGTCGGCGTTTACCGCGCCAGCAGCCAAAGCGGCAGTGGTCACGGCATTAGCCGCAATCTCCCCGGCCTGAATCTTGTGGACGTTGAGCAAGGCCACGGTCATATCCTCCGTGACCTTGAGCTTGCCAGTGGTCACTGCGTTTGCGGCGAGCTTGTCCGTTCCGATGGCACCGGCCTGCACCTTGCCCGCCGTCACACTGTTCACGGCCAATTTGTCGGCGTTAACGCTGTTGGTGGCGAGCTTGTCCGTCGTGACCGCACCGGATACGATGTCGCCAGCCTGAATCTTATGGGCGTTAAGCAAGGCAACCGTCATATCCTCGGTGACCTTGAGCTTGCTCGTGGTCACCGAATTGGCCGCGAGCTTGTCGGCTGTGATGGCCAATGCGACGATATTCCGCGCCTGCACCGAGCCAGCAGCCAACTTACCAGCGGTCACCGCGTCAGCCACCAGCTTCTCAGCGGTCACGCTGTTGGCGGCGAGCTTGTCCACCGTGATCGCATTGGCCTTGACCTTTTCGGCAGTCACGGAATCCACGGCGAGATGCTTCGCGGCCACCGTGCCAGCAGCCAGAATGTTATTGGCCACGAGGTCAAATGGCGTGAAGCGCGTGCCATCCCACGTCAGCACCTCGATCACGCGGTCTATGAGCGGCACCAAGACGCTTGGAGAAGCGTTGGGCGCGCCCTGCCAGTAGGTGTAGAAGTCGGCCAGCATGGACGGCGAATTGTTCTTCTCGCCTTTCCACCTCGTCCAATACTTCTGGGTGCGCCACCACATGTCGCCCGGCTTGAGTCCGTCGTGATTCGGTTCGTCGGGGCCACGGTAGATGAGGTTCTTGCCGTCGGCGGTTGTCTGCGCCTTCTTGGCTGCGGCCTGAGCCTGATTAGCCTGAGAAGCCGCGTTGGCGGCAGCGGTCGAAGCCTTGTCGGCGGTGGCTTGAGCGGTCTTGGCCGCATCATTCGCCTTGACGGCAGCGTTCGCCGCGTCGGTAGCGGCCTTGTCGGTCACCGCCGCCCAAGCCGACCCGTTCCACCTTTTCGGCGTGTTCGCACCGTTCGTGGTGTCAATCCAGAGAGTAGAGGCCTTGCGCATCGACGTGGCCGGCGCCGTGCCCTGAATAAGCACGTCGGCCTTGCCGTTCGCCACGCCAGCGGCGGCAGCGGCAGCGGTATTCGCCTTCTGGGCTGCATTGGCGGCGTCGGTGGCGGATTGTGCCGCACTGTCAGCCGTGGCCTTGGCTTGTGTCGCCACACTGGACGCATTTGCGGCGGTGGTCTTGGCATTGGCCGCATCCGTCTTGGCGGCGGAAGCGTCGGATTTGGCGGCTTTCGCGGATTCGTTGGCCGTGTTGGCCAGCGTCTCCGCATTGCCAGCGGTCTTCTTCGCGCTCTCGGCAGCGGTCTGGGCAGCCGATGCTGCATCCTTTGCCTGACCGGCAGTCGCGGTAGCACTCTTCGCAGCAGTCTGAGCCGCATTGGCGGTATCCTGAGCCGTCTTGGCCGCACCATTCGCCGTGTCGGCGGTGCCTTGAGCCGTCTTCGCGGCGGCAGCGGCATTCTCAGCAGCCTTCCTCGCGTCGGTGGTCTTCGCGGCGTTATCCGCGATGTCGGACTTCGCCTGAGCGATCTCGTTCGCGTTCTTCTCCACGTCGGCATAGCCCATGTGGTTCCACGCGGCACCATCCCAGACAAGCGTCTCAATCACGCGATCCGACAGCGGCACGAGCACGGAAGGAGAATTATTAGCTTCGCCCGTCCAGTAGGTGTAGAAGTCGGCAAGCATTGATGGGCTTGCGTTCTTCTCCCCTTTCCAGCGCGTCCAATACTTCTGCGTCTTGAGCCACAAATCGCCGACAATCAGATTGTCCTTCGGCATGTCAGGCCCACGGAAAGTGTGATTCTTTGAGTGGGCTTCGGCATACGCCTGAGCCGCCGACTCCTTAGCCTTCGAGATCTCCCCGTTCGCGGTGGTCAGGTCGGTCTTGGTCTGGGCAATGTCCTTCTGCGCCTGCGACAAATCGGTCTTGGCCTGCGCCAGCGTCTTGGACGCCGCGTCAAGGCCAGTCTTGTTGGCTTGGATGTCCTTTTGAGCCTGCGCAATCTTGGAGGTATTGTCCTTCAGCGTGGCGTTGGCCGTGCCGATGGCCGACTGATTCGCCTCGATATCAGCCTTAGCCGACTCAAGCTCCTTCGACGTGGCGGCCTGCGCCTGCTGATTCGCCGCAATGTCCTTCTGCGCCTGCGTCAGCTTCGCAGAATTATCCTTCAAAGCCGTCTGATTGTCAGCCAAATCCTTTTGAATCTGCTTGACCTCATCAGGCGAGACGGCGGAAGCCACGGTCACAGTGGCAATCGCAGACCAGTCAGACTTATTGCCAGCATGGTCCACGGAGCGCAGCGCATAAGAGTGCTGTGAGCCAGCCGTCAAACCGGTGATGACGTAAGCGCCCTGACCAGACTGGGTGGCGCTGATGACCTGCATTCCAGCCGCATTGATGCCCTCGCCCACCTCGATATGGTCGAAGTCGGCTTCCATCTGCCCGCCAGCAGCGGTCTTGCCGTCCCAGTGGATGGTGACCACACACAGCTCGGAGGAGACAGTCGGCTTGGAGGGCACTGAGCATGGCGTGGTGTCGGATTCGACGGTGACCACCACGATATCCGACCAATCACCAAGCTTGTCGCTGTACGTGGGCACGGCCCTGACGCGCACCTCGATTTGCGTGCCACAATCAAGGCCACCGAAGCCGAGCTGCGTCTTATCGGTCGTGCCAGCCGAATGCCACGGCGCACCATCCACATGCTTGCGCCACTCGATGGCATAATTGCTGATCTCAATGGCCGTGTCATTGGTCGCTTCGGTCACTGCGGACCACATGGCGGTGGCCAAGCCGTGGGCGAAACCGTCGCTGCCGATATACGCATCAGTTTGCACCACAAGGCCGAGCGGCGCTTTCGGCACGCGATGGTCATGGTCAGTGGAGACGGTGGTTCCGCTCTCACTGCCAGCCAATGCCGCGCCACCGGTAATGCCCTTGATCTTCTTCGCCTGCCTGACCGAGGCATCATACTTGATATCATTCAGAGCGATGGAGGCGCTTAAACCCTCATTCTGGCGCATGGACAGGTCGATTTCCTGCACGCGCACCTTCTCGCCGTGGGCCACGGTAGGTGCGGTGATCCAATCGCCCGCATGATAGTCGATGAGCGGCAGATTATCCACATTCGCGGTCACCAGATCGCGCGTGTACTGGCCACGCACCCTGGCCGCGTCATCCAAAGTGATCTGCATGAATGCCTGGGCAGTGTCCTTGTCGGACACGCCGCCCTGCGAGCTGTAGGACTCCCACTTGCCCCAAGGCGTCGGTGCAGCCGGATTGTCCATGCGGAAGAGCAGATTATTGTCACCCTCGACAAGGATGGTGCTGGCCAGATCCGCGATGGACTCCTCAAATGGCGCCTCGCTGATGTCGCGCGCCAATTGCAGCACGACACTCTTGCTCAAATCACGGCTCAAGGCGGCACTGTCCGCATTCCACAGCTTCAAGGCGCGGCCCGATGTGCGCCAGTCGCAGCCGCCACCATTGACCAGGGCGTCCAGGATGGTCTGCAAATCGGTGCCGAGCGAATAGTACAGAGTGTACTTCTTCGCCCAATTACTGCCAGCCGAGTCCTTGGCCGTGTCGAAGCCCAAGGTCAGACCAGTGGCCACGCCACCACGCGCCCGGTTTTCGTCAAGCAGGGTCTTGAGAATCGTGCCCGGATTGGAAGAATAAAAAGGCCTTTTACCCTTGTTATCGCCATCGGCGATGAGATGGCTCGCGTCGTTGTTTTCGGCCTTAGACAGCAGCCAGCCAATCGACTGACCGGAATAGGTGATGGTCTTGGTGCGGTCATCCGTCTTACCGGAGCGGCCCGTGATGACGAATCGCGCATTATCCGGCTCCCTGAAGCCACTACCGTCCGAGACTTCCACTGCCACTTCGAGACCGTCCGTAAGCTCGCGGTCGAAAGCCTGAGCGTCACCGGACAGCAGCGAGTATTCGATGCTGATTGCACCGTCATCATTGTGGAGCATGGACGCGCTGAAGCTCACCGGCTCGGCCAGCACACCGAGTCGGTCACCGAATGGACGATAGGCCACAAGACGCGCGTGCAGAGACTTTGCCATGAATCACTCCCAGGATTGCAAAAACCGGCAGGTCACCTTGTCAGTGCTGCCGGTCTGTTTGATTGCGAGGCGATAATCGCCGGACGAAATGTCAGGCCACACTTGCAGTGGCTCCGTGGTCCAGTCGATGCCATTCGACGCATCCGTGCCGCCCGACCAAGCGTCGGCGTTGGCCGCCGTCCACGCCTTGCGATTGGCTGCATCGACGAAAAGGTAAGGTCGTGAGGCGTCGCGTTTGCCGCCCCACATTAGATTCGTGCCACTTATCGGGTCACTGATCGTGACGGCGGTTGCGGCACCGAAGCGCAATACCAGCGTGCCGATTGGCGCATTGGACAGCCAGCCCTCTGGGATGGTGTCGAACAGCTGCGAGGGCGAGGCGTTCGGCAATCCAGCCCACCGTGTCCAATAACCCTTGGCACTGGGCTTGGCGACACTACCGGCCATGAGACGCCCGCCAGTCGCGTCCAAGGTGCGCTCCTGCCACTGCTCCCCCTGCCAATAAACGTCAGGCAATTGGAAGACGGCGGTGGCCGCGCGGTGGTCATCCCACGGAATCTCGTCACCGTCCGGCTGGCACGACGTGCATACCGCGCTGGCGGTCATGCGTCGAGTCCAGCCTGATACCGTGTCGCGCTCCACGCGAGTCAGCTTGGAAGCCAAGCGGCACAAGCGATAGAAGCGGTGCATCAGAGTATCCGCATCAGGCCCATTCGTGATGAATTTCAGCGTGATTTCCGGCACGTCGAAAGCCAGTGGGCCAGCCGGAAGCATCACACCATTCCTGCCGTTGACCGTCACGGAATTGATACGTGGGCTGATGCTCGTGAAATGGGTGGTGCCGACTATCAGACTCGAACGCTCACCAGTCAAGGCCTGGCCATTGATGAGATAATCCGTGAGAATCATCGACTACCACCCTTTCCACTTGTCACCATTGCGGCATTGCCGCCGTCTGCAATCGCTGCTGCGTGCTAATGCTCGTCGGAGCGATCGCGGGATAATTGAACGTCTGCGTGACATACGTGGCACCGCCACCGCCATTGCTGACATTCGCCCGACCAGACTTCGACGCATCCACGTCAAACCCGCCATTAATCTGAGCATTCATGCCATTGACAGTGCGCTGCACGTCCTTCCAGCCAGCCTTAAGGCTCTTGTCAAAGCCCTGCATGATCGCCTGACCAGCAGGCTTAAGCATCACCTTGTCGTAGCTCAAAGGGCCCTTATGTTTGACGATCCAATCGCCGATGCCACTCACAAAGCTCTTCACTTTGCCGAAAGCCGCCCTCAGACCATTGAGCAGACCATTGATGATCGACGCGCCGGCATTCCACAGCCACGTGCCAGCACCAGCGAAGATGCCGATAATCGCACTGCCAATGCCACCCAAAAAGCCGAGCACGCCTTGCACAACACCATGCACAATTTGACTAAAGCCATTCCACGCCTGACTCCAATTGCCATGAATCAGGCCTGTCACCAGATTGATGACGCCTTGGATGACATTGACGATGCCCTTGACCACCGTCGTGATGCCGCCGATGATGCCCTGGATGAAAGGCAGCATCGCTTGAATGGTCGGCAGCAATGTCGAGCTGATAAAGCCGACGATCGCGGAAATGATGGTGGACACCAATGGCGCGAGAGCTTGAATCACCGGCACCAAAGCCTGAATCACGCTGGTAATCGCCTGCACCACCGTCGTAACCAAAGGCTCAAGGCCCTGAATCACCGGCGTGATGGCAGCCACCACGTCGGTGATGAGACTGCTGATCTGCGAGATGACCGGCATGAGCGCCTGAATCACAGCCGTGATGGCCGCGACCACCGCCGTGACAACCGGCTGGACTCCTTGGATGGCCGGAGTTATCGCCTGAATGACGGTGGTCACCACGGTCAGAATGCCCTGAATGGCCGGCACCAAAGCACCCACAAGCGTGGAGATTATCGGTGTCAGCAGCGGGATTATCTGGCCGACGAGATTGGTGATTACCGGCATGACAGCTGCCGCCAATTGACTCAAAGCCGTCATGAGCGTCTGAATCGACGGCTGAAGCATTTGGAATGCCTGCTGCAAGCTGACGAAAACGTTCTGCAGCATCGTGCCGAATTCGCTGCGCAATTGCGGGCTCGTGGCGATAAGGCCGGCCAGAGCGCCAATCACCAGCGTGATAGGCCCGCCAAGACCAGACAGGACGCCACCGAACTTCGACAGCAATCCGCCAATCACCGGCACGCCACTCAAGCCGCTCAACGCGCCACCAAGACCAGCCGCACCCAGCAAGCCGGTCACGGCTGCGATAGGGCCGGACAAGCCAGACAATTGGCCCGTGAAGCCGCTGAAATTGATTTTGCTGATCTTGTCGGCGATACCACCGAACACTTTTTCAAGCGGCGGGCCAATCTTCTGCGCCAGTGCGGCCACCTTGTCGAAAAACGCGGTGATGAGCGGTTCGACGGCCTGCACCATCTTGATGACCGCGCCACCGACACCGCCGAAAGCCTGGATGAGATCATTGCCGACCGAAGTCTTCAAGCCAGCGATCTCATGCTGCAGGATGGTCATCTTGCCTTGCGGGGTCTCCGCCAGGGCCTTGTTGATGCCGCCGAAATTCGCTTCCAGGACCTTCGCGGCCATCGCGGCCTTCTCGGACGCGCTACCCTCCTGAAGGACCTTCTTCTGCGCGTCGGTCATCGTCACGCCATATTTGCTCAGCGCGGTTGCGCTGCCGGTCATGACCTTGCCGAGCAGGTTGGCTATCTGCACGCCATCCTGCGCGGTCGCGTTATACCCCTTGTTGTTGGCGATCATGTCGGCCAAAGCGGGCGTCAAAGTCTTGACCTGATCGGCGGTCAGTGCGAAAGTGCCGAGCTGTGCCTGAGCGGCCTTCAATGTGCCGCCGGATATGACGCCGGTCTGTCCAAGCGTCTTATTCAGGCTGAGCAGCGACTTCTGCTCCTCATCCGTCCAATTATTATTCTTGGCGACCTGCTGGAATTTCGCGGTCACCTCACCGGCCTTGAGCGCCGCATCCACGGCCTGCTTGCCGAAATTCACCAAATATCCGCCAGCGGCGGCAGCGGCGCCGGACACGACGGTGGCCATGCCCTTAGCCGCCTTGCCGATACCACTCACGGCCTTCGACGCGAACCCGGAAGACTTGCTCAAACCGGAATGCAACGCATTACCGGCCTTGACGGCGGCATTACGCGCGCCCTCTGGCAGCGCATTCCAGGCAGCCGAGAACTTGCTTTTGATGTTGGACGTGACCTCGCCAGCCGTCGAACTGATCTTCTGCACCGCCGCGTTCACGCCTGGAATCTTGCCAACGATCTGCTGGGCCGTTGAGGTGAAGCCGGACGCCAGACGGCTGAACGCATTCTTGGACTTGTCGGATTCGGCCGCCAATTGCGTTTCGAGGTCCTTGAGCCGTCCTTGCGCCGTCTTGAGGTTGTCGGACGCCGCCTTGAGATTGTCAGCCGCCGCCTTTTGCTTGATTTGCGCCTGCTCCAGTTTGATGGCCGCAGCCTGAGCCTGAGTCGAATCAGCCCCATATTTCTGTGTGGCGGCGTTCAGTTTCTCCTGCGCGGCCTGCACCTGCACGCCAGCCGCCTTGAATTTCAGCAAGGCGTCCGTATTCTTTTGCGAGGCTTGAGCCACGTCTTTTTTGAAGGACTTCAAAGCTTCGGAATTCAATTCGGCGGCGCCACTATTGAAACCGGACTTGAAGGCGCTGCCGATCTGCTTGCCCTGCTGCGCGCCATTGAAGCCCTTCGTGAAGGAGTTTTTCATGTCGGAGACTGCCTTGCCGGTCTCCTTGGCCACGTTCTGGCGGAAGCCATTCATCTGCGGGAAAATGCTCACATGCGCGGAACCCAGCTCGCTACCGCCAGCCATGACAGCCTCCTCTATTCACTTGTTTTTTTGAAGCCGAAGATGCTGCTCATCGACTCCAACGCCTCACGACGTTCCTCATCGGTCACCTCGACGTGCTTCTTCCCCGCCTTTTCCGGCGCGAGGTCACCAAGAATCGACGTGCCGCCCGCCTGAATCGCGGTGATGATGGCCGTCGCATCCATCGGCAGCACCATATGCACCGCAGTCATGCCCGTATATGTGCTCGGGTCGGCCGAGAGGTTTTCCCACAAGGCGATCGCGTCCGCGAAGCGGAGTCTGCCGCCCAAATCGGCCTGCAGACTCCACCCGCGAGCCGTGAAATCGGCTCTTATTCGATTGCCGGCGTCTCCTTGGAGGAGCTGGCAGAAGCCGACGATTTTCCCAATTCGACGCCCTGGATCTTCGCCAAAACCTCGCCGTAATCGTTCAAAATGTTGAATGGGACCATTGCCGGCTCCTTCGCCAGCTCCTTGGCCGCATCCTCGCCAGCAAAAGCCGCGAGAATCTCCTTCAACGTCTGAATCTGCTCCGTGTTGGACTGCAGGTCGGACAAGCGCACGAAATCATCGATGCTGAGATTCAGAGGTAGTTTGTAAATGTGGCCATGCGGTGCGAGGAACCATACGCTGCCGTCCTTGATGAGGTGCTTCACCTTCATCCGCTCGGCCGACGCTTCAAGCGCCTTCTCCTCGTCCTCCTGAGTCCAGGCGTCGAAATCGGCGGCGGAGGGCATCACGTTCTTGGTCATTTCTTCCTTCTTTCAAACGACTATGAAAAATTCCTTTACTCCACTGGATGAAGAGGAAGAATCCCAGCACATGCGAAGAAAGGAAGAAAGAAACATGTGCAGGGAAGAGTCAATGTCAGTCGGTGACCGGCTGAGACTCGGAATCATCAGCCTGATGATCGGTTGCATGAGAACCGGACGAAGCCTTCGGCGTCACGAAGGACTGCAGGTACTTCGAGGCGCCGGAATCGCAGGCGTCGTCCTGAATCCATTCGATGGTCCAAGCGTCACCGGTGTTCTTGCCGGCCGTATCCTGACCCTGCTCGTTGCCAGTCAGATTCACGACACCAAGACGACGGCGATGCGTGCCATTCTTGAACACCGTCTCCTGATAGCAGAACCACTTGCCGTCCTGAATCACATCGGTCACGTGATAGACGCCATTGGCGTCCGGCTTGCCGATGGTCATCTGACGGGTGATGTCGTTATCCTCGGCCACGGTGAACTGCTCGGTCAGCGACGCCTTGCCGTTGATCGAATATCCAGGCTGGTGGAATTTGATCGCATCGTCGGCGTCACGGCTGTCCTGCGGCGCGCCATCCTCGGTGATAAGGCCGACGAAACCGCCCTTGGTGAAAATCTTGTCCAAACCGGTCTTCACGTCGGCCACGGTCGGCGCGATGAGATCAGCGGTCAGCTTCTGAGTCGCGTCATAGGGGGCGAACCGGTAGGCGCTTGTCACCACGATCTTCGCGGCGCTAAGGTCATTGCCTGCTGAATCAGCTGCCATATTTTGTCCTTTCAAACAAAAAGGCGCTGAAACACTTGGTTTCAACGCCTTAAAAATTAAGAATTATTGATTATCGGAATTCGCCTATCGCGGAGAATTCCACGGTCAGATAGCATCTTGCGATGTTCGCATCCTCGGCCACGAAATACGGGCCATTGCACCCGTCCTCCTCGACTGCCGCGATCGGCGAACCATCAATAGAGCAAATCGCCGGGTCGGTGAGCAGGCCGTAGATTCTGGCCGCCAAGTCACGGCAGGGTTTCGGAGCGGCACGAGCGCCATAGCGCACGGTCACGCCGACGCTCCGGTCGAAGAGCACGCGATTCGACTGGCCGCCGCCATCGTCACGCACCACGACGAGCGGCCGTGAGCCGTCGTAATCGTCCGGCTCACGATTCGAAACGATGAGCGTCGGAAAAAACGGCTTTAGCCTGGAACGTAAAAAAGAGCAGATCCACAATTCGATATCCGGTGGCAGGACCATGGTCATGACTTGCCCGCCTTCAACGCCTTGCGGAGATTGCCCGTCTTCGATTCCACGAGCAGGGTTTTCGGATCGGTGCCGACCACCATGCAGGTGGTGCGGTGCGCATGCTTGACCTCCTCGATCTGGAGGCCGTCACGGTATGCGCCGGTGTCCACTGGAGCGTGAGCCTTCGCATATTCGAGCGTCTTCTCGGCCGCCCTGCGGGTCATGGCCTTGACGCCAGCCGAATTCATCAGCTCGTCAAAATACTTGTCGTTGAATTTGACCATCACACCCATCACGTCACCCCCTGTACTCTTCAAGTGGAATCTCAATCGTCGGCTGCCAGCTCGTGAAAGCATTCTGGTCACGGCTCGGATAGCCGGACACCTCCCAACACCTGCCGTCATCCGGCATGGCCCTGATGCGGTCGCCGGGCATGATATCGAGTGACGGGTCGGTCGAGGTGAGGTAAGCCGTGCTCGTGGTCTCCTCACGCAAGGCGTCAGGAGTCCTCATGCTGCTGGAGCTGGAAAGCGAGCCATTGAATTCCAGCACGTCCGGGTGGTCCCAATCCTCACCAGTCAACTCGCCCGAATACCGGTCCATGACCTTCTTCGCACGCAAACGCCGCCACTTGGTCGCTCCGGGCATGTGCCAGCCGCCACCAGTGGTGTTCAACTCGTCAAGCAGGCTCATGGCAAGCCTCCCAGCTTGTAGGGTTTGAGCTTGTCCTTCTCGGCCTGCATGAGCGACACCACGTCGAAGCTTGCGCTGCTGCCATTCGTTGACTGCGAGGTGATAAGCCCAAGCGGACTCATGCCGGCACGTTTCGCGGCGCTGATAAGCACCGACTGCACGTCCGGCGCGTCATCATAGCCAGCATGAATCTCGTAGCGGATGGCCGCAATTCCGGCGGGGAAGCCACCGGACAAGGATTCGACCAAACCCGTCTCAGGATCGTAGGCGTAAGCCAGCTTGTTGCCATCACGGTCGGTCAATGATTCGATGCTCGTCACATGACGCGCGGGCAGCCGAATCACCATGCCGCCACGCGAGTTGAGCACGCCGGACAATTCCGTGTTCGGCATGACATGCCAGCCGCATTCACGGCGGATGGCCGCCTGCGCCGCCTTAAGCCGAAACTCGGCGTCATCCTCGAAAGCCGAAGGGTCGGCAATCATGTCAGGAATCACATTCACATCACTCATGCCGACCTCCCGTCTCAGCTCGTCTTCACCACGCCAGCAGCCACAAGACCAGCCACAAGCGCATTGACACGCTTCGCCAAATCGTTGTACGCGGTCACGAGCGCGTCATGCTCGGCCTTGGTCGGCGCATCGCCAGCGGCTACACCCACAGCAGCATTGGCATTACCCGCCGAAGCGACATTAGCCAGCTTCACACCGCCGAGAGCGTTCTCGGCGGCAGCGGGAAGCACATACGGCGCGGCGGCAGAACCGCCGATGTCGGTCGGCTTGCCATTCGAACCGACGAAGACAACGTCCGCCACGTCGGCGTTCGGGTCAAGCTTCGCCGACGCGGCCGGAATCACTCGAAACTGTCGAGCCACCATTTCCTCCTTACTTCAAGGTCAGGGTGACGAAAGCCTTCGGCACGCGCACAGCCAGAGCCACACGCTCCTTGGCACGAATGGTCACCAGATCGGAAATGAAGTCGGTGTCATTGGAGTTGGTGGACTCCACAGCGACACCGCCCTTGCGGTAGAAGGTCGCGGCACGCTTGAAAGCACCCACAACGGCGGTGCCCTGGGTGACTGCCGGGGATACGACGGTATTCATGCCCCACAGGGACGGGGTGATGTTCACCGCACCGCCATTGACTCCATAGAACGGGCCACCGCCAATGTACGCGCCGTTGTTATCCTTCTTCTCGCGAAGAGTCTCATAATCTGCCGGATTGATGACCAGAGCATCCGGCATCATGCCGGTCTCGGTGGAAATCATGGTCTGCGCGTGCAGGATAGCGACATCGTTACCGGCGTCGGTAGCCGTGTAGGTCTGGATGCCGTCACGCTTAAGCAGGCCCTTGATGTTCTTGCCGGCGCCATCGCCGTTGAGCAGCTGCTGCTCCTCCTTGATGCTCAGATTGTAGAGCAGGCGGCCATCGATGTCGGACTTTAAGAAGGCGAGGTCAGTAATCATGTCACCAGACTCCTTGATGAAGCCAGCGATGGTGGACAGGGAATCGGTATGCTGAGTCGCGTTGGCATAATGAATCTGGCTGAATTCATCGCCTTCACCGACGGCAGTAAAATCACCTTCCTGCTCACCTTCCACGAAGTATGTGATGGCCTGTCCGCTGATCGCGCCGACACCGAAGAGGTTGGTGATGGTCGGACGGCGGTAGCCTTCCACGAAGTTCGGGTCAACATAGGTCAGCAGAGAGCCATACGCGCCGGACGGGCCACCGGTTACCTGAGTGTCTGTGTTGGCCTTGCGGTTCGGCAGCCATTCAGGTGCGGCGATGGAAGCGCCGGACACGCCCTTCATCTTCACCAGCTGCTCGCCGATGCTCTTCACGACGAAATCGCCAAGAGACTCGTAGGACGCGGCACCACTCTTCTGAGTGTTCGTCAGATTGTCGGTCAGCCCCTCGAAACGCTTGTGCACGGTGTCCAGCGTCTCGATGGAGTCCTGCAATTCATGCGCCTCCGCGTTCAGGCCCTTCAGCTTCTCAATATCGGAAGCGTCGAGATTATCCTCGCCCTTGGCCAGCACCGCTTCGATGGCGGCCTTGGTCTTGGCGAGACGATCATTGAAACTCATTTGGTCTCCTTGTTGTCCTTGCCGCCAGTGACCAGTTCACGGGCGGATTTGATTACATTCAGGCGCTCGGCCTTCTCGGCCTCAGCGTCCTTGCCCTTATCAGGGTCAAGCTTCTTATCGTCCGGCTTATCGTCGGTCTTGGAATCATCCCGCTTATCCGACTTCTCGCCGGAAGCAGTGGAATTGCCGGAATCGATGCCTTCCAACACCTCGTTCAGCGACGCCAATGCAGCACGAAGCTTCTCCTCGTTGGCGGAGCTGATGGCGCGACCTGACTTAACGGCCAGAATCTCGGCCTGCTGGTTCGCGGCCACCGGCACCACGCTGATCTCGAAAAGCTTGATCTGCTGGAATTCGGAATGGCCGCCCCACGGGCCGTCGCCTTTTTCCGTGATCCACGCGGTCTTCGTCGGCACGAAGCCGATGCTCATCTGATGGACCCTGCCATCCTTGAGCAGGTCGTAAGCCTGCTGGGCGGTCGGATTATCCTCGATGTCGAGCTGGGCCGAGATGAGCAGGCCCTTCTCGTCCTCGACGGCGCTCAAGGTGCGTCCGATGATGTCGGTCGGCTTGCCGTCCTGATGGTTCCAATGGATCGGGATGCCGGCTCCGCCGGCGTAGTCCTTCTCCAAGGTCTCCGCGAAAGCGCCTTTGGCGATCACGTCACCCTGCAGGTCCTTGTTGCCGAAAGTGCTGGCGTAGCCGCTGAAAACGCCTTCGCCAGCCGAATCATCCAAGGATTTCACGTTGAATCTGAGCTGTTTGAGATTCACTGTCCTTCTCCGTTCACTGGATTGTTCTGTTGCGCGTTCTGCGTCCTGCCGCCATCCTGCGGGCTGGGCTGTCCGCCGGTTGCCACATTCAATGGCGTCACCAATTCGTCGCCACCATCGAGCTTCGGATAGTTGAGGATGCGCCGCGCCTCGTTCGTGGTCATGAAGCTGCGCCCCGTGGCCGTGCTGAGCGCCTGATACTGCTCGGAGAACGTGCCGCGAAGCTTCGCATCCACATTCGCTTCGATGTAGGCGTCCGGCTGGCCGAGCGCGTCAGGCAGCAGCAGATTGAGCGACTGTTCGAACGCCACGATGTACGGCATCAATTCCACATTCCACATCTGCTCCTTGAAGGAAGCGATGTTGGAATTCGTGCCACTGCGAAAGCCAAGATTCTCCGGCGCGATATGGAAAGCGTTGGCCACGTCTATGCGAATCCTGTCCCTCGCATCAATGTCCTGCATGTCGATCGGCTTGAACGCGTCCACGGTCTTGATTTCCATGCCGTCGTTGAGCAGCGGCCAGCCACCGGCGAGATTGCCTCCAGCCTTGTAATTGCGCATGCCCTGCACGAATTCGTCCTGCGCCTCCTGCGACGGCCACGGCATCTCCTTCGGACGCGAGATGTACGCCGGAATCTGACCGCCGTTCTTGGCAATCGCACGACGATATTCGGCCATCTCACGCGCCTCCGCCAAAAGCGGTGCGAGAGTGCCGGACACCGGAGAACCGCCGATGCCGGACGTGCTGTACCCCACATCAAGCAGAATCTGCGGGTCTGGCAGCTTGAAATACTGGCTTCCTTCCGGCTGTCCGGTGCTGATCTGCACGCCGGTGATCTCATCAAGAGTATTGCCGGAAAGCGTGAAATTCTGCACCGGAATACGCCGCAGCCACAGTCTGCCGGACTGCTTGTCGGCATCGAGCAGGCACAGCCACCGATCATTGAGCAGGCCATCGCAGAGCAGCGAGTAGAAGAATCGGTAACGTGTCATGCCAGGAAGCACACTCGGCTTGGCCATCAATTGCGCCAACGGGCTTGTGGTATCCTCCACGCGGTCACCGTCAGGCTGGCGAGTGTAAACCTTGAACGGCATGCTGGCGATATTCCGCGCGATATGGTCAATGACGGTACGCACCGCAGCCTCACGATCATAAACGCCAGCGCCGAACCAATCGATCGGCAGCTGCGCGACCTGCGAAATGTTCACTGGCGATTCGGAGAACTTCTGGGCCACAGATACCGGGCTTTTCTTGAGCCATCTGGAAAAGAACCCCATGAAACCTCCTCACTGGGTCATACGACTGCGAAATGGGTCACGCTCGGCGCATATTTCGGTTTTTCGTTTTCGACTTGCATGGTCTCCAACGCGTAAAGCGCCTGCGATTCGGCCACTAGGCCGCTGATCTGCAGTGCTGATTTCGTCCTGTCCCACACCTCGACTTCGCCGAGCCGCCGGGATACTGCCACGCTCACCTGCTGTTCGATGGCGGGCTGCGGCAAATGCCGTAGCTTGCCCTCACGCACACGATCGTGGAAGCGGCCGCAGCACGCGCCCAGACGGAAGCCTTCGATGAGATGCACCGTCCACCCTTTTTCGGTCAAAGGGTCAATGAAATCGACTGCCGGACAACCTTTCGACTGCACCGCAATCTCACAAATGCCCGGCCAGCTCTCACGAAGCAGATCCAAAAAGTGCGGCACCCACAGCATGCCGTCACGGCGCGCGATCAACTCCACGTGCGGCAAACCGTCCGCACGCATTCCGGCAGCGGCCACATACGTTGTCTTACGGTCAGCCGACGTGTCCACGGACAGTACGACACGATTCTCGTCCGGAATCGTGGAACGCGAGTCGATGCCGCCAGCCCACATTTTCGGATTGATAAAAGGAATGATGTCAGCCGTGACCCACTGGCACAGAACCTCGGTACGGAACGCCGCCTCGGTCATGCCGTCAATATCCGATCTGACGCTCATGACGGTCATCGGCCCATAGCCGAGCGACGGATTCGCCTGGCGAATAGCGTCGGCATCATCCACCGGACACTTGTCAGGAGCAGACCACTCGAAAAATCCAAAGCTGCCGTCCTGCTCGCCGGACAGGAACACGTCAGCCGGATTGCCACCGTCTGCACTCAGACGCGCCCACTCGTCAACAAGCTTTCGCCCCTTGTCCACCTGCTTGCGAAGCGCGACGCTACGATAGTCGCCAGCATTGGAAATGCCCCACAACTGGCTCGACCAGACTGCCTTCGTAGTCTGGCTGACGGCATTCCAGCCATCATCAGTATGCTGCTCACGCAACTCATCGAACACCACGCGCGCCGCCGACTTCGCTCGAATGTTCTTATCCGCGCGGACGATATACCGGGCCTTCGAGCGGGTGATGATCGCCTCCTCGCCGTTCGTATTGACGAACTTCTGCGTCATCGCGGCGAGATCCGGAATCACCAGATCCGCTTCCTCATCAGTCGAAGGCTGAGGATTGCACCACTCCTTGACCTGATTGTAAGGACCCTTGGCATTGTCCAACGTCTGCGCGGCACCAACCACGAGGAACTTCACCGGCGGAACACGGTCGGGATGCTTGTTCGAGTCCACGAAAAGCCACCATGCGGCCAAAACGCCCATAAGAGTGGTCTTGCCATTCTGACGGGCGACAAGCACAATCACCTTGCGGAAGCGATAGCTGCCATCCTCCAGCAGTTCGAGCGCATGGACGAGCAGCCACTGCTGCCACGGATAGAGATGCACGTGCAGCATGATTTCCGCGAACGCGATAACCGCGAAACCATTGCTGGTTTCCTTTGTCAACGGACGCAACGGCGGAGTGAAGATGCGCGGCAGGGTCACGCCGTGCATCGCATCGTCGATGGCACCGAAAACCGTAAGATTCTCAGCCGCCATCGCAACCTCCTCAGCCGAACCGCTTCATAAACTCATCCATCGCGATAACCTTGCCGCTCTTCGCTTCCTCAGCCCTGACTTCGGGCTTCTGCCTGGCCGGACGCCCGACCTTCGCTGGAGCGTCCAAAGTCAATCCGAGAGACTGGCAGTATTTCAGGAAAGTCGGCAGAGTCACATTGTCGATCTTCCCGTTCTCGTCAACGAATCCGGTGGCATTCAGGAAGTCAATCCGACCAGCCAGTACGCGGGCGGCCGCGACCACTGCGGAATTCACGGCCTTCAGCCCATCGGCGTTCTTCAATGAGCGCTCCAAAGCCTCCGCCACATTATGGCTCGGGAATTTCACCGACATACTTCACCTCGAATCTGCAATCGCGCGCGCGACCCCCGTTCAATTTCGGCCATCGGGGAGAGGAAGACCAACCACGCGGGACGTCTTGCGCTCTGTCGTTGGTTTTACGATTTCACCGCCCCTACCCCTCGTGTTGGGCTCATGCTGTTGTTATCCATTGTCTTGAGAGTGTCCCGATTGGCGCTGGCGGATCTTGGTTGCCTCTCAAGCGGTTGCAGCTGGTGTGGCTTGGTTTGAAGCCTGCCGGGTCGAACTGGAGTTCGGGATGCTTCGAGACGGGATAGAGGTGATCGAGGTTGAAGCTGTCATCTGTGGTGTTCTTGACTGCGTTGTAGTCGATTGGCATACCACACAACCAGCAGACTGCATGCTGTGCCTTGCATTGGTTGAAGAATGCGGCCTTGTCTTTTTCGAATTGGCGGCTGGTCTTGCGGATTCTTCCTGGCATTGGTTCACCGCCTTTGGTGCTTCGGGCTGGGGTCGAACCAGCGCTTGTGTGGGATGCACTGTCTTTGTCATCACGAGCATTCGATTTAAAGAAGTAGGAAGCCATGGCCGGTAAGGTATCCGTCCATTGGTATCTGTGCTATCCCTCGTGCTCTGCCACTGAGCTACCGAAGCGATATGAATAATGGCCCAGCTATCATTATGCTGGGCCATTCATTCTACGAACATACGACAGTATAGCATTTTAATTGTGACAGTCAAGCATGGCGGTTATTTCTCCGAGGTTGAACACGTACTCTCCTTTGTGTTTTGTCGGCGTGGCGTGGAGTTTGCCTCTGGTGAGCCATTGGCGGATCTGGCTGCTGGTGCAGTGGATGTCCATTTTGGCGAGGTAGCGTGCTACTTCGATTGGTTTTCCGGTGTATTCGAGTTGCCAGAGTTTGTTGTCGCGTTCGGCTTTGATGGCTTGGACTCCGCCTTGCCATTTGCAGTGCGGGCATGTCCATTCGTCGGCCTGTGGCGTGCTGGTGGCTTGGTGGCCGCATTGTGGGCATGTGCCGATGATGACCATTGCCTCTTCTGGTGTCAAGGCCGTCTCGTTGCGTCGGCTGATGTGTTCCAGGGCTGCGTAATCGTCTGCTGCAGTGCTCATGTCGAGGATGGTGCGCCGGTTGCTGATTATGGCGAACCACGCTTTCCGCCAGTCGTATCCAGCGTATGCGGCGCGTATTTTGCCCGCCTGTTCCGCCAACCATGCTTCGCTGTCTGCGATGAGGTCTTGAGCGTGGGTGTCGATGGGTATTGGTGCGTTGCCTCGGCTTGGCGTGTGTGCTGGGGTGCCGATGCGGGCCTGTCGGAGCATGATGCTCCGCAGGGCGGGCAGTTGGACGTGTCCGAGCTGGCGGATCAGCTGCCAGTAGTTTTCTCGGCAGCTGGCGCAGAGCAGATTCGCGGCCACCGGCTTCATTGGCTTCCGGCAGTGCTGGCAGTTGGTCAAAGTCTGGTCTCCTTGTCGTGCTGGCGGATGAGTGCGGCGATTTCGGCTTTCGGCACCTGCGGCACGAGCGGCGCGATCTCGTCAAGCGCGTAACCGGCCTGATGCCACTTGATGATCATGTCTTCGAGGACTTTCTTGATTCTCATCGTGTTGTCTCCTTGTATGGATTTTCTGTGGTGTGTGGCGGAAAGTCGCATTCCTGGTCTTTCCATCCGGCTGCGTAGCCTTCTCGCCATGCCTTGGCCATGCGTCGGTGGTATTCGGCGTCTGTGAGATGGTAGATGAGTTTGGGTTCTATCATTGTGTGTTCTGCTCCTTGTTGAGTCGTTCTGCGAGTTGGCAGGCTCGTTGGTCTGGCGTGGCGGTTTCCTTGTCGCGTCCGAGCGCCTGGAGCACGTGTTCGCATTGCCACGTGTGCCTGTGTGGTTTCGAGGGTGGTATGCCGCTCATGCGTGCGCGTCGCTGGCACCAGCCCTTCCATAGGCAGCACCAGTCGTTGACGGTGCGTGTCTCGCCGTAGTGGCGAGCGGCGAAGGCATTCCACGCGTCCGACAGGTCGAGATTCGGGTAATCGCGGATGATGTCGGCGTTGGCGTGGGCCTTCTCCCTCACCAGTTCGAACTCGCTTACGCCGATTTCTTTGGAAAAAGAAGAAGAATATTCTTCTTTTTCTTTCTTTTGGTGTTCTGGTGTTCTGGTGTTCTGGTGTTTCTGGGATGTAACACCGTTACGCGATGCATGTAACGGCGTTACATCGTCGTTTTCACGATGCCTGGCCACGCGTTCGGCGGTCTTCTTGCGGGAGCGCAGCACCTGCTCACGACTGCGGTTGTGCTCGGTGTAATCATGGACCACGTATCCTTCATCGACCTCCTCGAGCATGTTTTCCATAAGCAGGAGCCGCAACTCCTCATCGGTGGCGCGGAGTACGTACCTCATGTCTCGACGGCTCACGTATCCATCCGTGAGATTATCGCCGCAGAAGCTCAGTATCATGCAGAAACGCGCCACTGCGGCAGGGCACTCGTCCATCAGTTCGAGCACCTTGCCGTTCAGATAGAAGCCGTTCACGAGCTGCACGTAGCCACGTCTGGACATCGCCTAATCTCCTCTTGTGATGCCGTTGTATTCCATCCAGATGGCCTCCTGCCGTGGCGTGGTGCAGGGCAGATCGGTGTAGTTGGTGTTCGCCCAGCCGCTTCCCACGTGTGGTTTCGCCATCGCATCCAAGGCTTCGGCGATCTCCACCAAGTCCGGTGGCGGGTCGAGCGTCACCATGCCAAGCCATCCATGACCGCCTGCTGAGCGGACACCAGGCGGTATCCGCAGTATGGGCAGGTGACGTAATATGTGCCGACGGTCTCGCCGCAGTGGGCGCACTCCACGTATCGGATCGTCTTGCTCATTCGCTTACCGCCTTCCGTGCGATTTCGAGCATTTCCTTGGCCTGTCTGATATATTCCTCCTGGAAGCCGGGAATCTCACCGGCATAATTCCATGCGTCATCCTCGTCTTTCGCCACACAGTCGCTATCGACGCCATCCCATTCGTAGCTGTCCCAGCAGAGCCGTTTCGCCACGGCCTCCACCTCGGCGTCAGATGGTGGCGCTTCGCGGCCTGCGCAGTACGCCTCGTTCACCGCGCAGCCGACCGTGAAGGCACCATCGATGATCTGGCAGCAGTCGTAATCACGGCTGCTCTCATAGGCGTTCGCCTCGTCAAGCATGATGCTCAATTTGTCCTCTTTCCGTTAGCTTTGACCATTGCCCAGAGGATTTCGCTTGCTGGACGCCTCCGGTATGACAGGTCGTTGTAGGACTGCACATAGTCGAGAATCAGTTTCGATCCGGTCGAATCGGGGGTCAGGATCGCGTTCACTCGCGGCGGCACCATCTTCTGCCATACGATCTCGTCGCACAGTTCCTTCGTGCAGACCAGGTAATTCTGGTCGCCGTAGAACGTCAGTCCGTTGCCGCTAGTGAAGTCAGCCATGCATGACTTGACCTCGTAGAATCCGAAGCAGCCTTTCTCGACGCTTGCGGGCACCGGTTCGCCGTTGACGTTCAATGGCTTGAAGCCCACGTAGTCCACTCGCCGCTCGTCAGGCGTACCGCGGTCGAAGTTGACCTCGCTCGCCCAGAACGCGGTCTGATTCTTCAGACGCTTCTCAACCAGCTCGGACAGCATGGCGGTAGTTTCAGCCCTGCTCATTTCTTCCTCCTGAAGTACTTGTATTCATCGTGGTGATGGAACAGGAACAGGTGAAGTCTCCACGCCTTGACTGCCAACAGGCCCTTGAGTGTGATCGCATACCCGCCATGGACACGCTTCATGAGCTTCCTATCGGCCAAT